GAAGTCGCATGCGGCGACAGCAACGGCCGGTTGGCGGACTTGATCGAAGAACTAGGAAACCAGCTATGAACGACACCAGCAAAGAAGCTGACGACCTGGCCCTTGTCCTCTACAACGTGGCGTGGAGGCGAGAGCACCGAGGTGAAAATAATCCCACCCACGTGATCGCGGTCGCGTTGCAGAAGCTCATGGACGAGCGCGACTTGTACAAAGGCCAGATCGCAGTGACCGAGGACGATCATGAGCCACGCTGACGATGACCTGAAGCGCGCCACCGCGCTAATCATGAGCGGGGGTCCTGCATTGGCGGGCTTCGACGTCTCGCGTCTGTGCCGCGCGATCTGTCTCGCGTTCCAAGACGTTCGCAAAGACGCGTTCGAACGCGCGGCGCTGGTTGTCGAGTCGTGCCCGGTACCCGCGGACGATGTCGCATACACGCACCTTTTCGTGACTCGGGATGCCGTGATCGCGCAGCGCATTCGGGGTTTGAAATGAACCTAGATGACTATCTGCACCTCGTGATCGCGCAGGAGGCTCAAGACACGCTCCAGAAAGAGCGCGGGGAGCCTTCACAGTCCTTTGATCGACGCGTGGACCGCTACATACATCGCCGGTTCAAAGAACTAGGCGAGACCCTGATCGCGCTCGACCGCGAGCGCCGCGGGGGTGCTACGTGAGTTACGATCCGCCCCCATCCGCGCCGCACTTCGTCAACGATCAGTTAGAAAAGCTCCTCGGGCCGCATACCCAGAACAACCGGACGTCCCGGCGCAGGTTCAAGCGCATCATGGCCAAACACTGGCCCCTGACGCCCGAGCCCGACCCCGCCCGGCACCCGCGCCTCTGCGTGTTCGTCCAGGAGTACGAAAAAGCCATGACCCGTGCTACTGTAGCGACGTGACGCCGCTAGAGGGACAATCGGACGCGATTGCGCTGATTTCGAAGCAACTTGAGCCGGCGGAGAAGGCGTTTGTCGATATCCTCGTTCAGGACGAGGAATTCAACATCTCGCGCGCGGCCAAGGCTGCCGGCTACGAAGGGGCCGCCGCCGGGGATCGGCTGCTGAAAAAGCAGGCCGTTCAGCGCTATCTCGTGGCCATTCAGGCCGACCGGCGCGAGCGGCACCGCGACATCCGCGATCAGGTTATCCAAGCCCTATGGCAGCTCGCCAGCGGGTGGGACGTGGGGACATTGGTCGACGAGAAGGGGGAGCCGTTGCCGCCTGACAAGCTGCCGCCGGCACTCCGCGCGGCCGTCAAGGGGGCCAAAATGGGCCGGAACGGCTGGGAATACATCTTCGTCGACCGCGCGGCAATCCTTGCGCTGCTCCTGCGGCACTTCGGGGAAACTGACGGCAGTCAGCTCGGCTACAGCGACGCCCCTGCGCCTCGCCCGCGACGAGTGGTCTACGATGAATAGCGACGACGGCGACATCCGCCCGCAGGCGGGGCCGCAGTCGATGGCGGCTAAGAGCAAGGCCCGCATTCTCGTGTACGGGGGCGGCGCAGGCGGCGGTAAGTCGTGGCTCGCCGCCTGGCGCGCAGCCAAGTACGTCAACGTCAAAGGCTACAATGCCGCGATCTTCCGCCGCACCTTCACCATGTTGGAAGGCTCGGGCTCGATCATCGACGAGACCCAGGACATGTACCCGTTGCTAGGCGGGAAAATGACGCAGCGCCCCCTAGAGTGGCGTTTTCCGCCCTATCAAACGCGCGTCGAGTTCCGCCACCTCCAGCACGAGGACTCCGCGAAAGAGCACAAGTCCAAGCAGTACGCGTTCATCAATTTTGACGAAGCGAGCGACTTTGTCGGCGGGCAGTTCTTTTTCATGAACTCCCGCCTGCGCACCATGTCCGGCGTTCCAAAGCAGTTCCTCCTGTCGACGAACCCTGACCCGGACTGCTACTTGCGGAGCCTGCTGGACTGGTGGATTGGCGAAGACGGGTTCCCGAGGCGCGAGCGCTGCGGCAAGGTTCGCTTTTGGGTTCGCATGAAGGATGAGATCGTCTGGGCGGACTCGCCCGATGATCTCGTGAAGTACGTGGACGGCGATCCGGACAGCGTGATGTCGATGACATTCATTCCGGCGCTCGTCCACGATAACCGAAAGCTACTGGACGCCGATCCGAGCTATCTCGCCAACCTGAAATCGCTTCCCGCGATCGAGCAAGCACGCTACCTCGGCGGTAACTGGAACGCGAAAGAGTCCGCGGGCGACTACTTTCAAAAATCGGTTTTTCGGATTTGGGGCGCGACCGAGCTGCAACGCGCCCTGAACCAGCAGGATGGCAAGGCCGCCGAAATCGTTCAAAAATGCCGCATTTGGGACTTCGCCGCGACGCCTGTTACCGGCAATTTGGTTCCTGGCATCCAGCGCTCGGGCGAGTTCAAGGCGCGCGATCCTCGGCTCGACGATCCCGACTGGACCGTGTCGGTGCTGCTCGGGCGCACCCGCAACGGTCGGATCATAATCCTCGATACGACGTTCCACCGCGACACCCCCGGAGCGGTCCAGGCGCTCGTCGAGCGCATGGCGATCCAGGACGGCCCCACGACCACGGTGGGGATCTTCAGTGAACCGGCGCAGGCCGGCGTAGACCAGTCTGAACGCGTCCGCGCCCGCGTGAAGGCGCATGCTCCGTGCGACATTATCGCGACCGCGAACAAAGAGTACGTCGCGCGTGAAGCGGCGCGGGCGGTATGGCGAGGCGAAATCTGCTACCTGGAAAGCGCCGTCAACGATCGTTTTTGGAACCAGTTGCACGACTTCCCGACGCCGAAAAAGAAGGATGACGCGGTCGTCGCGTTCGCGTTCGCCTACCAGTGGATGCAGCAGCACCCTGCCCCGTTCTATCTCGCGCCCAAGGTCGAGGAGTTGTGGGTACCGCCGAATGTCGATAAATTGGCGATGTACCCACCGCGCGAGCGCGCTCGGCGGGGAGCTGTTATAGTGCCGATCGGCGGTACAAGGGGCTTTGCGCGGCGGAATTGGTAGCCATGGGCGTCATTCTCGATCAACACGGTAAGCCACTCACCCCGAACCGCATTCACCGCGTCGGAGCACCCGCGGAGATCTTCGATCGCACGAAGAAACGGTACAAAGACTCTGTCGCGCCCGGCCTCACGCCGGCAACGTTGGGGCACATTCTCCGCCAGAACGACGCGGGCGATAACCAGGACTTGCTGACGCTCGGGATCGAGGCGCCCGAGCGCGATCTCGATCTGTTTTCTGACCTTCAGACGCGCGGACTTTCGATCTGGGGCGCACCGCTCCGCGTCAAGCCCGTCGTCGATAGCGAGCGCGGTCGAGAGCTGGCGGAGCTGTGCCAGAAGACGGTCGTCGATCAACCGATCTGGCGCTGGCTGCTACGCGACCTCATGGACGCCGTGCTCATGGGGTACGTGGTGATCTATCCAATCTGGGATACGACCACCACGCCGTGGAGCTTCAAAGAGTTCCAGTTCTGCGACCAGCGCGCGTTCCAGTACGACCGCGAAACGCTCCGCGAGCTGCGCATGAGAAAAGATGGCGTGATCGATGGCGTGTCGCTTCCGCCGGGGTTTGTCGTGCACTACCCGCAGATTCGCGCGGGCCTCAAGCTCCGGGCCGGACTGATCCGCCTGGTGGCCGTCAACCACCTATTCAAAACCAGCGACATCAATGACTTTATGGCGTTTGCAGAGACGTTCGGGATGCCGTTGCGCATCGGCAAATTCAACCCCGCGACGGTTACCGACGACGAGCAGCAGACACTCCGCGAAGCGCTCGTCAATCTCGGCCACGACGCCGCCTGCATGCTTCCCGATACGATGCAGATCGAGATCCTTGATGCTCGCCGACCCCCGAGCGGGGATAACGTCTTTCTCGGTTTGGCGAAGTACTTTGATGCCCAACGTACGAAGGCAATTCTCGGCACCGCGCCTAGCACCGAGGGATCGAGTGCCGGACAAGGTGCTTCGATTGCGCAAGCTCGTCGCGAAGTCCGGCAAGATCTCCGCGAAGCTGACGCGTTGGCGGTGTCGGCGACGTGCGATCTGCTGATCAACCAGTGGCGAGAGCTGAATTTCGGGCTCAACACCCCCGAGCTGCATCTCGAGATCGACATCACGCCTCCTGCTGACATTGAAGCCTTTACCTCGGCGATCCTGCCGTGGGTCCGTGAAGCCGGGATGGAAGTGCCCGAGCAGTGGCTTCGCGACCGGCTTCAGATCCCTGCCGCGCGGGCGGGGGAGAAAATGCTCAAGGCGCCGCTACTGCCGGGCGCCCAGCCAGGCGGCGATCACGCGGGCGCGAAGCTCGACGGGGGCAAGCGCGGAAAGCCGATGCCCGGATAAGGCCGTCACTATAGTTGCTTCTGGTGCCTGTAGTGTTATCGTACCCGCATGAAGTTCGAAGCGCTGGCCAAGGGCGAAACTCTCGAACTCAGCTTCGTCGGGCACATCGGAGATGAGTGGGCGCCCGATGGCATCTCCTACAAACGCGTCAGCAAGGCGCTGCGTGATGCGCCGCAGGCCACGAAGCTGAAGATCCGAGCTAACAGCTTTGGCGGTAACTCGCTTGAAGGGCACGCGATTCGCGCGCTCTTGCAGGCGTCCGGTAAGCATATCGAAATGGAGATCGACGGCGTTGCCGCGTCGGCGATGACGGTGATCGCGATGGCTGCGGACCACATTGCCATTGCGGCAGATGCTCAATTCATGATCCACAACTCGCGCGCGTTCGCGGGCGGGACTGCTTCGCAGCTTCGATCGGACGTCAGGCGCTCGAAAATCTCGACGACGCGATGGTTCACGTGTACGCCGGCCGCACGAAGCAAAGCCAGCGACAGATTCGCGAATGGATGGACGCTGAGACCTGGTTTACCGCTAAGCAGGCGAAACAACACGGCTTTGTGGACGAGATCCTGCCCGCGAAGGGCCAGCAACCACAGGCCGATGCTCGGTTTAGCTTCCGGGCACTACCGGAAATTTACGCACGGCAGTTGCAACAGTTGCCAAGTGCAACTACAGTTGCCGCAATAACCGACACAGACCGGGCGACAATGAACGAAGAACAGTTCAAGCAACTACTGGCTGAGGCTATGGCACCGATCGCGGAACGCCTAACCAAGCTTGAGACTCCTACCGCTGCGCCGGCTGCGAAGCCGGAGGCGGAACCGCCCAAGATCGAAGTCGCGCCCGTCGTCGACGCTGCGACCGCGGAGATTCAAGAGATGTTTGCAGCGGCTGTCGTCGCGCGCTTCGAGGCGTTCGTTGCGCAAGGCAAGCTCGTTCCGGAAGCGCGTGAGAAGTTCGTCGCTGCATGTGGCAACACTCCCGCGCAGCTGAAGGCCGTCGCCGCGCTGTACGAGAGCGCGCCGGCCGTCGTGGCGACTACGCCCGCGGCTATCCCGGCAATCAAGCCAAAGCAGACCAAAGAGTACTCCGCAACGGCTCTTGCATGGGCCGAACGGGCAAAGATCGACGTTTCCCAACTGGACAAGGTTCAATAATGGCGGCGCTCACTGGACCCCGCGACGCGCGTAAGCGCATCGGCGAAGTGCAAAACGATCCCGTCAAAGACGGCGAAGTCATCTACAAGGGTGCCGGCGTCTGCCTCGACGCCAACGGCGACGCGGTGAATGCGGCATCTACCGCCGGTCTGCTCACGCGTGGTGTTGCGCGGGACACCGTAGACAATACCGATGGCGGCAAGCGCCTGGACATCGAAGAAGGCGTGTATCAGTTCTGGAATTCGCCGCCCGGTGCCGACGAACTCAGTCAGGCGGACGTCCTGCATCTTTGCTACTGGGTCGACAACCAGACGGTCGGCAAGGTCGCGACGGGGCGCTCCATTGCTGGCGTGATCAAGTCGATTGACGGGGGTAACAAGGTGTCGGTCGCCGTGATTCCGCTCGCGGTTCCTGCTTCTCCGCCCGTCGCGCTGGCGCGTCCTGACGACCTCTCGCCGCGAGAGACGCCGACCAATAGAACCGATCCGGAAAGTCCCGTAACCGGGCATCCGGTGCGTTCTATCGACGATCACCCTCCTGGTCCTAGTGGGCGCACGAAGTAGCCCGTGGTCACTATAGTAACCTTTCGACGCAATAGGGACACAACGTGATCAACGCAGAAATTCTCGAAATCCTTTGGAAAAAGCTCTCAAGTAGCTTCTCTGAAGGGTTCGGTGCAGGTGAGACGACGGCGGTCGACGCGTTCTCGACGACGATGCCGCTCGGCACTCGGACGATGCGCTTTGACTGGCTGGGAGACTTCCACGAGTTCCGTAAGTGGGTCGGACCGCGAATTTTCAAACAGCTCGAAACCAAGACGTACGAAGCGACCTACGACGAATATGAACTCTCGCATCGCGTACTGCGGCGCGATGTTCTCGACGGGATTATCAGCCCGTACACCATGCAGGCTTTCACCGGTGGCGAAGGCGCTAAACTGTTGAAGCCTCGGCTCGCGTGCGAAGCGCTCGACCTCGGCAATACCCTCCCCTGCTACGACGGGCAAAATTTCTTCGATACCGATCACCCGATCGGCGAGGACGGCGACGAGTCGCTGGTCAGCAACTACGTCGGCAAGGGCGGGCCGCAGGCCGCGCATCCCTGGTACGTTGCGGATCTCAGCCGCTCGCTCAAGCCGATTATCGTTCTGGAACGCGAAGCAGCGCAGTATGTCTCGTACCAGAACCTCAGCGACCCATCGGTCTTTTTCAACAAAGAATTCCTGTTCGGCGCACAGGCCAGCATGGGCACGGCCTATGGTCTGTGGCAGCAGATCATCCGCTGCGAAGACGACGTGACGGTCCAGAAGCTTCTGGACCTGCGCAACATCATGTCCGACTACCGCGGCGACTTCAAAAACGAGGCCGGGCGTCGCAAAAAAATGGGCTACGACCCGACGCATATCATTTTCGGCTCCAGCAACCGGGACAAGATCCTGACGATCCTGGACTCGCCGATGATCTCCGGCAACTACACCAGTGACGTCATGAACCCTGGCGCCACGGACAGCGCCAAGCAGAATCCAGCGTACAAAATGTTGACGCCGCTCTACCTTAGCTGGTTGCCGTGAGTCTCTTTCGGAAGGAGACCCCCGTGAATGCCAAGTACGACGAGTTCCGCCTAAAGCTGTTGAACCGCAGCCCGAAGGCGTTGAAACAGATGGCGCTCGACGCGGGCTTTCCGACCCTTACGGACACGACCGACAAGGAAGTGTTGCTAGAGGAACTGTTCGGCTACAGCGAAGGCTTGCCCGTAGCCACCGCCCCCGCACAAAAGGCCGGCGCATCTGTGGCGCCTGAAGCTGGTTCTACCTCAACCAGTGGCGGGCAGGACGCTGCGGGTGGGCCGGCCACCCCAACGCGTTCGGTGCGCGCACTCGTGAAGCACTGGCGCTGCAAGCGTCTTTGGACGCCCGTTCGTGAGCGTGTTTCGATAAAGGAGTTTACCGACGCGGAGTGGGACGAACTGCGCGCCGACAAGCGTTTGCAGATCCGGGATGAATAGCCGTGGCCGCGTACGCCACGATCCAGGACGCCCTTGATCGCTACGACGAGGACTACGTAATCGTCAGCTGCGACCGTGACGGGGACGGCACCCTCGACGAAGATGCGTTCACCCTCGCCCTAGAGGACGCCTCGGACTGGATCGATGCCTACCTCGCGGGGCGTGTTGCACTGCCACTACTGCCGCCGTTTCCGCGACGACTCGTCAAGGTGTGCATCGACGTCGCGATTTACGAACTGTGCGAGGGCGCCCCGACCATGACGAACCAGAAAAAGGAGCGTTACGAGTCGGCCAAAGAGTTCATGCTCGACATCAAGACGGGTGCTCGTCGCCTGACGTTCGACCAAGAACTTATCCAAAGCCCGAACTCGACCCAGTCCGCGCAGATCGTCATCCAAAAGCAGCAGCGAGTCGAGCGGGTCTGCGGCTCGCGGCTCTATACCCGTGACACTCTGCGGAAGCTGTAGCCGTGGCGGCGCTAAAACTCGACGAGCGCCAGATGCGGATGCTGATCCGGCGGATCAACGAGATCGAGGCGCGCTTGCGGGCGTCCGGTACGCTGAAACGCCAGCTCGGAAAGCTTCTCGTCGAGCAGACCCGGCGTCGGATCACTTCGGAAAAGACTGCGCCTAGCGGACGAAAGTGGGCGCCGTGGACCCCGGAGTATGCCGCAACGCGCAGCGCCGGACACAGCCTCTTGGTGTCTACGGGGGCCTTGCGCGACTCGATCAAGGCGAGCGTGACCAAAGACGGCGCCTCGGTAACTGCGGGTGTCGACTACTCCGCCGCCGTGAACAACGCACGTACGTTTTTGGGCATTTCCAGCCGCAACGCGAAGGAGATAGACGCCCTGATCGCGGATTGGATGGATCGATCGCTATGAGCACCCTCACCGAGTTTCGGGCGGGCATCGCGAACGCGCTCCGCGCCGATAAGCGCCTGGCTGGCGTGACCGTGTTCGAGCACGGCGGCGACTATGACCTCCACGAGGTCAAGCGCTATGCGAGCCGCACGCCTGCGGTGATCGTTTCCCTCGTTCGCGTCGAGTGCGAGACGGACCACGGCGGGATTCCGCTAGCCGATACTCTCGTATGCTGCATGGTCCTAACCGCTGACAAGGCTAGGCTGACCAAAGACGTGTCGAGCATGGATGTCGTCCATAGCCTCTTGAACATCCTATGTAGACACCCACTCTCGGGCTGGGGTTTGGCGGACGTCGGACCGCCGAACGACGTGAAAGCCGCGAATTGTTACGACAAAAATATCGACGCCGAAGGGATCTCATTGTGGGCCGTGAGCTGGTGCCAGGACGTGGAACTTAGCCCTTACGAGTTACTGGTTTCTCCGACCGGCGATCTGGCCACGATCCACGCGACCTACGATATCACGCCGCGCGATAACGACGCCCCGCTCGGCGAAGTTCCCGACGCGGAGGACGAAATTGACTTGACGTGATGTGTTGCTATAGCTGCCGTCGTGCACTACAGTTGCCGCAGGGAATAGTAGATGACCATCTCGTTCAACACGATTCCGATTACACTCTACTGCCCCGGATCGTACGTCGAGTACGATTCATCTCGCGCGACGCAAGGCTTGCAAGCACAGCCGCACGACGCGCTGCTCATTGGAGCTAAAAACGCCGCTGGGTCGGCCGTTGGCGGTGTCATCTATACGCCGCGGTCGCCGGACGAAGCCGTCGCGCTGTTCGGCGCGCAGTCTCAGCTCGCGCAGATGGTTGCGGCGTATAGACGCAAGGATTCACTGACGCCGTTGCATTGTATCGCGCTGGAGGACGCCGCGCTGGGCGTGCAGTCCACGGGCAAGATCATGGTTGCCGGTGATGCTACCGAAGGCGGTTCGACGCCGCTCTACATCGGCGGGCGCAGGATAAACGTCGCGGTTACCAAAGGCATGACCGCTGCGGAGTGGGAAACTGCGGCACTTGCCGCGTGCGCGCTGGAGCCCGACCTTCCGGTACAGCTGGCGGCGGATGCTGTCGGTACGGGACTCGGGCTCACCGCGGTCAACGCCGGGCCGGACGGCAACAACATTCAACTTGCCGTCTGCGCGCTCCCTGGCGAGCGCGTGCCTAGCGGCTTCACGTTCACGATCACGCCGATGGCGGCGGGAGCCTCGGCGCCTGACTACTCCACTGCGATCCCGCTCATGGGTGACGATCAGTACCACACGGTCGCGTTGGGAACGGCTGACCCGACCGAGATAGGCGTGATCGTCACTGAGATGGAATCGCGTTCCGACGCCTTTCGCCAGATCGAAGGCGTGGCTTTCGCGGCGGTTTACGGCACCCAGGCGGGACTGAGTTCCATTGGTAACGGGTACAACAGCAACCGGCTTGTGGTAGTCGGCGGCGAGCAGGCCGCCACACTGCCGACCCCCTGGGAGCTGGCCGCCGAGATCGCAGCCGACGCCGCGCTCCAAGCGCAGATCCATCCGGCCCGAGCGTATACGGGGCACACCTTGCCGGGCTGTACGGCAGCTCCGCGTGGTGCGCGTTTCACGCGATCAGAACGCAGCACGTTGCTTTCGGACGGCATCTCGACCGTTATTGCGGCGAGCGATGGCCGGCTCCTGATCGAACGTCTGGTAACGACCTATCAGACGAACGCAATGGGCCTGCCCGATACGGCGTTCCAGGATCTCACCACCCTCCGTATCCTCGATACCCTGCGTTACACGCTCCGCGCCCGCATGGCGCAGAAGTTCAGCAACTTCCTTCTGGCGGACGACGGCAGCGAGGTCACCGGTCAGCCGATTGCTACGCCGAAGATCATCCGCGGCGAGGTGATCAGCCTGTACATCGACTGGGCAAGCGCGGGCCTGGTCGAGAGAGGCGCACTGGAGCAGTTCAAGGCGGAACTGCTCGTCGAGCGCGACCTCAGCGATCCAAACCGCGTGAACGTCATCCTGCCGCCGGACTTGATGAACAACTTTCTCGTCGGCGCGTACAGCCTCCAGTTCCGGAGATAGTAGGATTCTATGGCTCTCAAATTTTCAGGAACGTGTGTCATCCGTATGGACGGCTTGAGCTTGGCGGCGAAAGAGAAGGCCAAGATCGAGATCGGCGGTAAGGAACGCACGGCAGTCGTCGCCGATCATGACGTGTTAGGCTATACCGAGAAACCCGTGCCTGCGAAGGTCTCCGCAACCATCGCGCATACGGCATCTAGTGATTTGATCGCGATCGCAAACGCAGTCAATGTGACGATCGATTTCGAGACTGACACCGGATCCACCTATACCGTAGCAGGTGCCTGGTGCAGTAAGCCGCCCGAGTTGACCGGCGGCGAAGGTGACTGCGATGTAGAATTTATGGGCCGCGCCGCAGTCCAGCGGTAGGTCGCATAACGGGAGAGGTACCCGTATGTTCATTTTACTCGCCGCGCTTGTGCTATGCATGGGCGTCATAATTGTATGTGTGGATGACGACGACGGGGGCTCCGTATGAGCGACCCGTTTGTCCTAAAACTGAAGCACCCGATCACGTCCCCGATCAACAAAGGCAAGATCGAGACGGTGACCATGCGTCAGCCACTCGAATGTGCCGATTTTTTGGCGGGCGCGAAGGCGTCCGGCGTTGCCGCTGAGATGATCGCCGCTATCGTCGCGCGCGTGACCGGCATGGTCCCCGCGGAGGTCGAGAAGCTGGCCTATTCTGACTACAAGCACCTCGCCGCCCGAATCGTCACGGAGCTAAGCGACGACGAGGGAAAAGAGTAAATCCGCTCGAACTCGTCCAGCTGATCGTGATGGCGTTTGGCTGGCCCCCGTCCGAGTTCGAGCGGCTAACCATGTGGGATCTGACGTTCTGGGGCGACGTCGCTAGAGCAAAATTGCGCGGATCCGTGCTATAGATGCGTGAGCGGCCATGGCTAAAGACACTACCGCCAATCTCAACGTCAAGCTGAGTGTCTATGGCATCGAGCAGCTCAACACGTTGGAGTCCGCGCTCAAGCGCGTCGGTGGGGCCGCAATCAGACGGCACTTGGACGCGCAGGCGAAAGCTATGCTCGGGATCGAGGACGCCACGAAGAAGGCCGGCAAGGCGACCGGAGGCTTCGGTAGTTTCCTCAAGATGGCGGCGCGCGGCACTATAGTTGCACAGGGTCTCTATAGAGGTTTCAAGATGGTCGGCGGCGCTGTCGCGGCATCGCTTGAGCCCTTGATGGATTTTGAGCACAACATGGCGCGCGTCCGCGCCAAGGGGCAGCTGAGTTTTGCAGACGCCAAGGCAGCTAGCGAGGCTGTCAAGTCGCTCACCGGACAGACGCAGTACGGACCCGTCGCAGCGTCGGAGGCGGCGGTAGGGCTTGCAGCAGCCGGCAGGGGTAAAACCCTGGCTAGGGATCTTCCGACTATGTTGCGCTTCGCGCAGGCGAACGACATTGTTCCGGAAAAGTCGACCGAGATTTTGCTTGGCGTGTCCGGACAGATGGGCATGCAAAAGCCGGGCGATATGGAGCGCATCGGCGACATGCTGACGAAAGCCGATCAGTTGTCGGTTCTGAGCGTTAGCGAAATCTACGACACGATGAAGTACGTCGGCCCGCTGGCGCGGGATGCCGGGGTTTCACTTCAAAGCGTCCTGTCCATGGTCGTGTCGCTTGGCGATGCCGGCATCAAAGGGAGTAAAGCCGGCACGGGCTTGCGTAACCTGCTCTCGGCGATCGCAGCGCCTCCCCGGCGTGCGAAGCAGGCGCAAAAACAGCTCGACAAGATCCATCTCACGCAAGACGACTTGCGCAAGGGGTTCGAAGATATTCCGGGTTTTCTGAACGACTTGGAGGCGCGTTTCAAAAAGTACGGGATCCAAGGTGCAGAGAGGATGGCGATCAATAAGATCATGTTCGGTCAGTACGGCATGACCGCGACATCTGCCCTTCTCGGCGACTCGAAGATAGGCGAGAGCGGCATTACTAACCTCACAAAGAACCGCAACGACATCGCGGCGGTCAACGGCCTCATGAAGGATCAGGCTGATCTCATGGGCGGCACGCTGAAAAACAAACTTCAGCAGGTCAACGGGCAGTGGGAGTTGATGAAGATAAATATCGGCGAGATGAACGTCCCCAAGATGAACGAAGCGGTGGACGGGCTCTTGCGGTTTATGCGCGGATCCGAAGGTAAGGAAACGGCTAAGAAGGTCGGGGAACTTGGTGCGGCGTTGACGAACTTGCTACCGCCTGCCCTGACCCTCGCCACGGGCGCTATCAGCACGATGATAACCGTGGTGGGTGACATCGCCAGAAAATACGCGCCTGAAGGTACCTTCGGCAGAGATATCCAAGAGAAAGATGTACAGGACGACTACGAACAGGAGGAATTCGTCAAGCAAAGCGCTTACGAGGCGTGGTCCAATATGCAAGCTAGAGGCGAAATGGGCGGCGACGCGGACTTGACCGCGGACGAATACGTCAAGAAGAAAGTCGCTGAATTTCGGAAGAAGAATCTTGAGCGGGAACGCGCTGAGACGCTTGCAAAAATGACGCCGGAGCAGCGCGCGAGACGCGAGCGTAACCTTGAAACGCAAGCGTTGGGGCTGAAGGAAGGAGTCCTAGCGCCTACCGAGGGACCAGGAGCGCCGCCAAAGCCCCACGTCCCCGGTGAGCTGTATGTGATGGTCGAGCTAAGCGACGAACTCAAGGCCAAGCTCCAGTTGAAGCAGGGCAGCGGCGATACATTTCCGTTCATGTCCCTCGGGAATACCAGCCAATGAGCTACGCTGACGACGAATACTTGGGTTCGCTCGACGGCGTAGCGTTCCACACGCGCGGGCACACGACCGCGATGGGCCGCAAGACGGCGATCTATCGGCTGCCGTTTGATTCTGCGGGCGTCGCGCACCGCGACATGGGCCGTGCACCACGTGAGTTTTCGATCGATGCGTTTTTGCTAGAGCAGCCGCAAGGCGGAGTCGCGCTGGAAACGCGTTTGTGGCCGAGTCTTCGGCAGCAACGCGATGCGTTGATCAAGGTGCTAGAGGCTCCGGGGCGCAAGCTCCTGGTGCATCCGATCTACGGCCGCGTCTACGTGGTCACCGATGGCGTGATCAGTCTTGTCGAGTCCACCGATCAGGGGGGCATGGTCGAGATCAAATTCAACGCGATCGAGGCGCGGGACGAGATCGGACAACTCGATAACGCCACTGACAAGCAAGACGACACCGAAAAGAAAGCCGAGGTGGTGCGCGAAGAAGCCGGCAAGGCATACGGCAGTCACTTCTCGCTCGACGTGCCAGATTTCGTCGCCCTCAGCAACTTGGAAGTCCTCGACGATATCATCGACGGGCTGACCGACATCAACGCGATCGTCGGCTCCGCCCTCGCCGTGCCGGCGCACTATGCCGCGCAGATCGAGCGGATCGCGAACGAAACCGCGATGCTGATCAACCTGCCGCAGCTGCTCTACAACACCCTCGACGCCACGATCGCGAGCGTTATGCAGTCGCTCAATACCGTCACGGGCCGCAACCGTCGCGGCATCGGCAACTTGCAAGAGGTCGTGGTTCTTAGCGCCGCGCTGGGCGCGGATAGCGAAGAACCGCCGCCTGTCGACACGCCCTCGCGCGACGCGGAGCGGAACAATCGCGCGCAGATGTTGATCGCCGTGCGTGCTAGCGCGCTCGCGAGCGCGACCACGGCAGCAGCAAACGCAACGTATACCAGCGCCGATGAAGCGCGCTCGGTGTTGCAAACGATCCAGGACGCCATCGACAGCGTCAGCGACTACGCGATCAGCGGCATAGAGCCAGACGTGGCGGTATTCGATGCCCTCCGGGACCTCAGTGCCGCTATCGCGCAACAGTTGGGCGAGATAGCGATCAATCTTTCCGAGGTTACGACTTACACGACCTCGGATCCGGTGCCCATGCTCACGATCGCTTATCAGCTCTACGGCGACGCCACGAGAGCGGAGGAACTACTCGCGCGCAACCCGCACGTCGTGCATCCTTTGATGGTCCCCGGCCGGACCACGTTAGAGGTGCTGACGTCATGATTGACGAGCAGATCTCGCTCACGGTCGACGGCAAGCTGTACGTTAGCTGGGTCGAGGTCAATATCGAACGTTCGCTGGACCGCTTCGCCCACTCGTTCCGATTGACGTATATCGATCGCTGGAGCGACCACGTCGAACCGTGGCCCATTCGTACCGGCGCCGCGTGTCAGGTGAAATTTGGCAAGCACATTCTGGTTACCGGCTACGTGGACGTGGCGACGTTTACGGTTGATGCGAAGTCCTGGACGCTCACAGCGGCGGGACGTTCCAAGACTGGCGATCTCGTGGATTGTTCCGCCATTCACAAGGGCGGCGCATGGGACAATAAGACGGCCAAGCAAATTGCGGAAGACCTCGTCGCGCCTTTCGGGCTGACGGTTGCCCAGCAGACCCCCGATCCCGAGGTGCTACCACGCTTTGCGATCATGGAGGGCGAATCGGTACACGACGCGCTAGACCGATTGGTCAAAAACCGCGGGTTTCTGTGCCATACGCTGGCGGACGGCAATGTCGGAATGCTCCAGCTGTTGCAGTTTGTCGGCGACGTGTACCACCTGCCGGTCGACGAAGCGATCGATCGCGACT